CGCAAGACATCCTTGCGATGATTCGCAATCGTAAACAGTAATAGTTAATACGGCCCGAACCTCTGAGACCTAGTCTTACCGTTCGGGTTTTTCATTCCAGGAGACTTAAATGACAAAATTATCTAAACTAACGAAAGTAAGTGAATCGATCACGATTTACCGTTATGATAACGGCTGGATGGTAGAAGTAGGTGGTCGTAATAAAAAAGAGGACTGGGCAAACACAAAAACTCTTTGTAACACCGAAGAAGAATTGATTCAGCTAATTAAAGAATATAATAGTATGGAGTTAGATCAATAATGGCAAAAGCATTTGATATTTCTAAATTTAGAAAGTCAATTACAAAGTCTATCGAAGGCTTGTCAATTGGCTTCAATGATCCAACCGATTGGGTCAGCACAGGTAATTACGCATTGAATTATCTGATCAGCGGCGATTTCCACAAAGGTGTTCCGTTAGGTAAAGTGACTGTATTTGCAGGTGAGAGTGGCGCAGGAAAGTCATACATCTGTTCTGGTAATCTTATTAAGGCGGCACAGGCACAGGGCATTTATCCTATCTTAGTTGATACAGAAAATGCGCTCGACGAAGATTGGCTAAAAGCATTAGGTGTTGATACCAGCGAAGATAAGTTATTGAAACTTAATATGGCTATGATCGACGATGTAGCAAAGACCATTACAGAATTTGTTGCAGAATATAAAGCAATGCCAGAAGAAACTCGTCCTAAAGTTTTGTTCGTGCTCGATTCGCTCGGTATGTTGCTCACTCCAACAGACGTCAATCAATTTGAAGCAGGCGATTTAAAAGGTGATATGGGTCGTAAGCCTAAGGCATTAACAGCACTTGTTCGTAACTGTGTGAATATGTTCGGTTCATTGAACATTGGTCTAGTAGCAACTAACCACACATACGCAAGTCAGGATATGTTTGACCCAGATGACAAGATCTCCGGCGGTCAAGGTTTCATCTACGCTTCATCTATAGTTGTTGCAATGAAGAAACTTAAACTTAAAGAAGATGATGACGGCAATAAAATTACAGAAGTACGTGGTATTCGTGCTGCCTGTAAGATTATGAAAACACGTTATGCTAAACCTTTCGAATCAGTGCAGGTAAAGATTCCCTACGAAACAGGAATGAATCCATATAGCGGTTTAGTAGATTTAGCCGAGGCTAAAGGCATTCTCAAGAAAGAAGGCAATAGTCTTGCATATACGACCAAAGATGGAGAAATCATCAAGCAGTTTCGTAAGGCGTGGGAAAGAAATGAGAACGGCGGATTAGATGCCATTATGTCAGACATTTCAAAACACGGTGAAAATTCCGTTTCCGAGATAACTAATAAAGTTGAACCTGAAACGGAGACAGTCTAAATGAAAGATGATTTAATTGCAGATATCTGGACCCTGGTAGTTGAACATATTCCTGAAAAACATAGAACTGACGTTGCTTTTGATTTCGTTAACACATTAGTCGATCACGGAATTAAAGATACAGTGTTAGAAAGTCTACAAGGAATTGATCCCTATCTTGACGGTGCTATTGAATACGCCATCGACGGTGAAGAAATCGAAGACGAAGAAGATTATTACGAAGATGAGGAATAAATGAATTGGTATGATCGAGTTTCGAAAGATATCTCACAAATACCAGATGCTGTGGCATACTATGAAGCTGAATTATTAGCAGCAAAAATAGATTCTCGAATAACGGGAAATCTTGAAAAAGCTGCTGCTAATATGCCCGGCATTGTAGAAAATCGATTTAACCAACTTCAAGAAATTGAAGCCATATTAGAATATCTTAATATCGAACTTCGACGACTTCGCAGTCAGCATTTTCGTAAATATCTTGAAAATTACCAGCGCAGTCTATCTTCCAGAGATTGTGAAAAATTCGTAGAAGGCGAAGCTGATGTTGTTGATTTTGAAAAAATTATTAACGACTTCGCCTTACTACGTAACAAGTGGCTAGGTATTATCAAGGCTCTTGACATTAAGCAATGGCAGATTTCTAATATTGTTAAACTTAGAACTGCTGGTCTCGAAGACGCCACTCTTTAAATCATCCTATAAAGTGCCCATATAAATAAGACTATGAAAATAGTCTTAGTTACAGGGGGCTTTGACCCTATACATTCCGGGCATATTGCCTACATCAAAGCAGCAAAAGAGCTAGGCGATAAATTAATAGTTGGAATTAATTCTGACGAATGGCTACGTAGAAAGAAAGGGCACGAGTTTATGCCCTGGGAAGAACGTGCAACCATAGTTGCCAATCTTTATGATGTCGATCGTGTTATAAACTTCGATGACGCTGATAACAGCGCCAAGGATGCTATTAGAAAAGTACGAGACATTCATCCCAATGCACATATTATTTTTGCCAACGGCGGAGATCGAACCAAAGAAAATATTCCAGAAATGGATTTACTTTCTGAAATGTTGCATCTTGAGTTTGTATTTGGTGTTGGCGGCGAAGATAAAAAAAATTCTAGCTCTTGGATTTTACAAGAATGGAAAGCACCTAAAACAGAACGTAGTTGGGGTTATTATAGAGTTCTTCATGAGCCCAATGATAGAGTTAAGCTCAAAGAACTAACTGTTGATCCTGGAAAATATCTAAGTATGCAACGCCATGCAGATCGATCAGAATTTTGGTTTGTATCAGAAGGCGAAGCAACACTTTATACAGTTAACAAATCAACCGATGCTGAATTGGTCGGAAAATTTGCCGAACATAACCATATGTGGATTCCTAAGACCGCCTGGCATCAGTTAGTCAATGAATCTGAGTCACCTCTGAAAGTCATCGAAATTCAATTCGGAGATAAGTGCATCGAAGAGGACATCGAAAGAAAATGATTCCAATTTTTATCGGATACGATCCTAGAGAAGCTATTGCCTATCACGTGTGTTCTAACAGTATTATAAGGCATAGTTCTCAGCCAGTAGCTATTAGTCCTTTGGCACTTAATATTTTAAAAGATTATGACGAGACTCACACCGACGGCAGCAATCATTTTATCTACAGTAGATTTCTTGTACCTCATTTAATGAATTATAAAGGATGGGCAATCTTTATGGACGGCGATATGCTGTTAAGAGATGATATTACAAAATTATGGGAACTAAGAGATGAATCAAAAGCAGTCCAGGTCGTCAAACACGAGTATAGAACCAGACTTACTGAAAAGTATCTTGGAGCGAAGAACGAGGATTATCCGCGTAAAAATTGGAGTTCTGTTATTCTTTGGAATTGCGGTCATCCTGGAAATGCTAAAGTAACACCCGAATTCATTCAATCGGCCACTGGAGCACAAGTACATAGATTTACTTGGTTAACAGACGATCTTGTCGGAGAATTGCCTAAGGAATGGAATTGGCTAGACATAGAATACGATCATACGCCAGACGCTAAATTAGTACATTATACGTTAGGAACTCCTTGCTTTCACGAATTCTCTAATCAAGGAAGTTTTTCAAACGAATGGCATAGGGAAAGAATTTATACAGAATTCTGTCAGCAACACGGATTATGAAAAACTGGATTTGCCTAAGTAAAGAAGGAGAAGACCCCTTCATTGAAAAATTCGCACAAGGCTGCGGAGTTAAGCCTACAGATTCTGATAAATTTGTCTATGAAGATTCAAGCGATCCTATAGTATTAAGGGGCATCCTGAAGAAAAAAATTATAAAAAGATGTTGGGAAGAAAATAGAACATTTTACTATATGGACACAGGATATTTTGGAAATGAAATCTCATCTAAAAATCCCCACGGATGGAAATATTGGCACAGAATAGTAAAAAATAATTTGCAACACAGTAATATTGTAGAACGCCCTGGAGATCGATGGGAAAGTTTTAGAATTCCTATAAAGTCCTGGAAAAAAGATGGTCGAAAAATATTAATCGCCAAGCCCGATGAAAAACCTATGAAATTTTATGGGTTAGATGCTGATAGTTGGATCAATGAAGTTATAGAAACAATTAAACAAAATACTGATAGACCGATAGAAGTTAGAGAACGTGCAAAAAATAGGATTGACAGAGTCGCACATAATACCTTAAAAGAAGCACTAGATGATGATGTATTTGCCCTAGTTACATTTAACAGTAATGCAGCTACGGAATCAATCTTGCACGGAATTCCTGTTTTTACTCTCGCCCCAGTCAATGCTGCAGAACCAGTAGC